CTCGCGCGCGCGTCGCTGTGGTCACAGATGCAGGAGAAGATTGCGGCCGCGAAGACGCCGGCGGCGGCCGCTGAGGAGGTGCCGGTATGAAGTTCGGAAACTTGAGCGACTGGCAATCGGACACCGCGCTTGAAATGGACGGCGTGCCGATCGACATCGGCGCCGGCCGCTCGATCACGGTGCGCCGCGCGGGCGGATCAAACCGCGCGTTTCTGGTCGCGTATTCCGCCGTCGTCGCGAGCTGCACGCCGAAGGATGACGTCGGCGCCAAGCTCCTCGAGGCGATGCCGCAGCTGTTCGCCGATCACGTCGTCTTGGGCTGGCAGGGTATCGAGGCGGAAGATGGCACGCCGGCGCCGTACAGCAAGGCCGCGTTTCTGCAGCTGGTGAGCGAGGCGCCGGATCTGTGGACGCGGATCCGGGTGCAGGCCGACCAACGAGGACGATTCCAACGTGAGAACACCGAGCGCGATAAAGCCACCCTGGGAAAATCCTCGCGTGGAAAGCGGAATGGGGGCGCTACGGTCCACGCTTAGCCGCGCTTGCCCGCGCCGGCGTGGCCGTTCCCTCTCTTGCGACGGCGCCGGCGATGCCCGAGCACCTGGCGCCGGTGTTCGTGGCGTTGAAAGACCTCGCCGGCGAACGTGCGCTCGGCGGCGGGGCGATCGGTCCGATTCCCTGGCGCGCGCTGCAGGCGTGGGCGCGCGAATACGGCGTCGCCGATCGGGAAACCTTCGTCGAGCTCATGCAGCACGCGGACGCGATGATCATGGGGGCGAGCCGTGGACGCGGTAACGGGCCCGATCATCACGGCGCCGAGCCTGCGCACGACGCAGAAGGCCGAGCAGATGGTGAGCTGGCTCAAGGGCGACCTCTCCCAGGTGTCCGCCGCCGCCGCGCAGTGGGTGCGCCAGACGGCGCAGCGCGAGCTCGACAACCAAATCCGCCTCGGTAATTCCAAGCAATACACCTCGCTCGTCGACGGCTCACGCGCCAAACCGATCAGCGAAGCGGACCGCAAGGTGCAAGTCTTTTTCGTCACGGCGATTCTGGCGCGCCAATTGGGGCGCGCGAAACCGGTCTTGGTCGATGCGATTCGCCGCTCAACCCGCATGCACACGGGGCTCCTCGCGAATGGATGGGGCTGGTACATCCAGCGCGGCGGCAAGGGGACGCCCGCGACGCGCGTCGGTGTGGAACTGCCGCCGGACCTGTCGTTGCGGCCGGGCGATGCGCTCATTCTGGCGCCGACGGCCGCGTATGCCTGGTTCGCGAATTACCGGGTCGCGCGGCATGAAGGCTTTGTCCCGACCGAGGTGAAGCGGCAGCGCAAGACCGGACACACGCGCCGCAAACCGCCGCGCGGCTTTGGCTTCATGGCCTACGCCGCGCGCCAGCTGCGCCCGGAATTGAAGCGCATCGGCATCTCGGTGTGGCCGGTGTTCTCCACCGCGCTCGAACCGCCCGGCACGCGGGCGAAGTTCGGCGTCCCAATCCTGGTCTTCGTCGTCAGTTCGCGCCTGACCAGCGCGCCCGGCTTGCATTAGGAGCTGCGCCCATGGATGAAACCAAGACGATCGCCTGGCAGCTCATAGTCGAAGCGAAGGGCATCGAACAAAATACCGCGGCGGCGGCGAGCTCGCTCGATCGGCTGGCCGCGTCCGCCAAAGCGGTCCAGGAAACGATCGCGCTCGTCGCCGGCGCCGAGGTCGTGCGCAAGTATGTCGACCTGGTCGATGCGTTCCAGGAGTTTGAGAACAAGGTCCGATTGACGACCGATTCCGCCGAGCAGCTGGCGGCCGTCGAAGAGCGCCTCCGCGATATCGCGGATCAGAATCGCACCGGCCTGCAGGCGTCCGCGGAAATGTACAACGAGCTGTCGGGTGCGCTCACCGGCTACGGCGCCTCGGCCAACCAGGTCCTCTCGGTGCTCAATGAGGTCGAGCAGGCGATCAAGCTATCCGGCAAAACCGCGGAGGATTCCTCCGGCGAGGTGACGCGCTTCGCGCTGGCGCTCAAATCCGGATCCGTGTCGCTGCGCGATTTCACCACGCTGTACAAGCAAATCCCCGCGCTCGCCGAGGCGATCGCCGCGGGCCTGGGCACCTCGATCGACGGCGTGAAACAGCTCGCGAACTTAGGGCAGCTCACGACGCCGAAGGTGCTCGACGCGCTCAACCAAAGCGCGGGCGAACTGTCGACGCGGTTTTCGGTGCTGGCGCCCACCCTCAAAGATTCCTTTACGCAGATCGGCAACGAGCTGATCGTCATGGTGGGCTCGTTCGACAAGGCGTCGGGTGTGTCGGCCGCGTTCGCCGCGGACTTCCATACGCTCGCCACCGTCATGCGCGATGTCTCCGATGAGATCACCGCGGTGAGTAACGCGGTCAAATCCATCGGCACCGGCGGCGCCAGCGGCCTCGATAGTCTTTTCAGCAAGCTGCCGCCGGTGCTGCAGGCGGCGATCCAGGACGTCGGCAAGTTCGTCGATGCCCTGACGCACGTCGAGCCGCGGGCGTTCGAAGCGATCGGCCGATATTTAGGATTGATTCCGCCGGCGGCCGCGGCCGGCGCCACGGCGCTCGATGCCCAGGCAACCGCCGCGCATCAAATGACCGACGCGGAGCTCGCCGGCGTCACGGCCGTCGCGGCCGCGCTCAACGATCTGAACGGGCAGCTCGCGCAATCGGCCATCCGCGAACACGCCCTCGGCATCGAACGGGCGGGCGGTGCGGCCAATTCGAAGGCCGCGGCGGCCGCGGCGCGCGACTACACGACGATGCAGGAGGCCGAAGTCAAGGAGCTGCAGCGGGTGCAATCGCTCCTCGCCGCCGGCAAATCATTGAACGCGACGCAGATCGCGCAGCTCTTGGATCGCGCGAAGGCCTCGGCCGCGGCCACCGTCGCGAATAACGACGAGGCCGATTCGATCAAGGACACGAACGCCGCGACGCAGGCGTACATCGACACGCTCGCCAGCATGAACGATGTCGCCGCACAGACGGCGCTGAAAGAACAGGCGCTCTCGATCGAGCGGGCCGCGGGCGCCGCGAACGCGAAGGCCGGCGCCGATGCCGCGCGCGACTACCTGGTGCCGGCGCAGGCGCTGCTCGCCATGCAGGAGAAGATCGCCGCGCAGGCGCGCACGCAAAAACCGTTTGACGACGACCAAATCAAAACGTTGACCGCGCGCGCCGTGGCCGGCGGGAAAACCGCACTCGCGCTCGAACAGGAGACCGAAGCGCTCAAGAATCGCAACGCCGAATTCAAGGCGTACGACGACATCATGACGGGGCTCAATGCGGAGCTTGCGGCCTCCGCGACCAAACAGGCGGCACTGACGATCGCCATCACGCAAGGTGCCGAGGCCGCCGATGCGTACAGCGCGAACGCCGAGGCGCTCGCCACCGCGCAGGAGAAGATCGACGCCGCGCGCAAGGCGGGTCTGCCGTTCGAGGAACAGCACGTCCAGGACCTGAAGGACGAGGCGAAAGCGACGGCGGCCGCGGCCACGGCGGCGAAGGAGCACGCCGATGCCTGGGACCAGGTGAACAACGCAATCCAGGCGGGCAAGACGCCGCAGGAACAGGCCGAGGACCAGCTGCGCCAGCTCGCCGTCGCGTTCGGCCGCGTCCAGGACACGTTAAACCCACAGCAAATCGAGGACTATTACCGCTCGATCGCGAACTTAAAAAACTCGGTGAGCGATTCTTTTCAGGCGCAAAAGCAAGCGGTGGACGCGTTCGCCAATGACTTCACGAAGTTCCTGTCCGACGGCAAGTTCGATTTTCATTCCTTTGCGACCTCACTGATCCAGGACATCGCGCAGATCGTGATCCATATGGAGCTCATGCGGGTCTTGAAATCGATTCCCGGTTTCGGCCAATTTTTCGGCGCCGGCGGCGGCGATCTGTCGCTCGGTGATTTGGCGCCGGGTGCACACGGCATGGTTGTCTCGACGGGGCGCGTGCTGCCCTTCGCCGGCGGCGGCGTGGTGTCGGGTCCGACGACGTTCGGTCTCGCCGGCGGCAATACCGGGCTCATGGGCGAAGCGGGTCCGGAGGCCGTGATGCCGCTCGCGCGACTGCCGGGCGGGGATTTGGGCGTGCGTTCGACGACGCCGCATATTCAGCTGATCAATAACACCGGCGTGACGGCGAGCGCGCGGATCCGCCAGAGCCAGGACCGCACCTCGATCATCCTGGAGGCGGCGCAGCTCGGCGCCAGCATGGCGGAGACCAACATGGCGCGCGGCATGCGCAAGGGCTACGGCACGACGGCGACCGCGATGCAGTCGACCTACGCGCTCAAGCGGCGGGTCGGGTGATGCGATGACCGCGCTATGGGAGCCGGCTCAATTCGGGTGCATCGAGCGCGATTCGTTCCAGCTGCACCGAAGCACGCGCATCGCGGTGACGGTGGGCGACGTGCCGCCGATTGTCTCGCGGCACGCGGACTTAGGCGCGCCGGTGCAAGCGAGCTGGACGACGAATCCTTCCGACGCGCAGTACCGCACCTTCAGCCAATGGGTCGAGAACGACCTCGCGCGCGGTGCGCTCGCATTCTTAATCGACCTGTGGCTGTGGGACCGGGTGCAGCGGGTGCGCGCGCGCCTGCAGGGTCCCTACGACGCACAGCGCATGGCGTTCGACAGCTGGCAGCTGCGCGGCACGTTTGAAATCGAAGGCGAGGAAATCGACGATGGGCCGCCCAAATGAGCGCGGCGGTCTGGCCGGCCTCCCTTCCCTTGCCGCAGCTGGAGAGCGAGCTCAACCATTCGCGCACCGCCATCGATGCGATCGACGTGCTGACCGGGCCGACCCGCGCACGCCTGGCGCGCCGGCACGCGCCGCCCTCCTTCGAGTTTCAGTGCTGGATGACACCGACCCAGGCGCAGTCCTTCGAGAACTGGTACCAGGACGCGATCCTCAACGGCAACGGCGAGCTGTTTTTACCGTGGCTCGGCGGCGGGCGGGTCGTGGTGTTCGCCGACGAGTATGTGTGGGCGCCGATGGGCATCGGTTGGATCCTGCAGGCGCTGGTCGTGCAGACGCGCATCGACCCGACGCTGTGCGATGCGGAGATTGCGGCCACCTTCGACACGCTGCGCGACCCGGGCGCGCCGACGAGCGACGTGATCCAGGACGACGGCGCCGCGGCCGACATCGTCAAGGATGATTTTGATATCTCCACCTTTGCGCCCTGCTGACCCATGACCACCGACTACGAACTTTGGGCAACACAACACGGCATGGCCGGCGCGCAGCTGGTGCAGGTGCTGCAGTTCTCGCACCCGGGGATGACGGATCTGTGGGTGTGCGACTACGGCGTGCCGTTTGAGGGAACGAGCGAGGCGCCGACGGCGTTCACCGCGACGCCGGTGTCCTTCACCTGTGAGCTGCCCGCCTCGAACCCGACCACGCAGCAAGAGCTGCAAATCAAAATGGATTCGCTCGGCGGCGCCGTGGTCGCGTACGTGCGCGGCATGACCGACGCGCAGCGCGCGCTGCCGGTGCAGGTGTTCTATCGGGTGTATCTCGACACCGACCCGGGCGCGCCGTGCTTGGACCCGCTGCAGTTCGTCGTGACCGACCTCTCGGCGACGCGGATTGCGGCGCAGATCAATTGTGCGGCGACGGTGCTGCCGAACGTCGGCGCCGGCATCCGCTACACGATCGACCAATTCCCGACGCTGGCGTACCTATGAATCCGCGCGCGCTCATTGGGATCCCGTTTCAGTTCGGCGCTGACGGCCCGGCCGCGTTCGATTGTTGGGGTCTGGTCAAGTACGTACGGCGTGAGGCGTTCGGCCTGGAGACGCCGGTCGTGGGGCTGGAGGCGTACCGGGATGCGCGCATGGCGATCGCGGCGATCGACGCCACCCGGCGCGAGCTGCACTGGCTCAGGGTCGCTGCCCCGGGCGCCGCCGGCGACGTCGCGGGCCTGGCGCGCCGGCGCGGCGGCCCGCTGCATCACGTCGGCATCGTGCTCGACGGCGGCTTGCTGCATGCCTACCAGGGCGAGGCGCGCGCCGGCGGCTCGGTGCTCTACTCACCGTGGGAGCGGCTCGCGGTTCATTTCCCGACGATTGAGGTGTACCGATGGCCGAGCTGATCGTGCTGCGCGACCCCTTACGCGGCGGCCGCGAGCGCTTCGCGCTCAACCAGGGCGCGCTCGTGTCCGACGAATTGCGACGCCTGTTTCCAGTCGGCATCGGCGCGCCGTTCGAGCTGTACTTGGGCGAAGCGCATCCGGATTGCTACCTGCCGCTCTCGATGCACGAGCGCTGCCGCGTCGACGGCGGCCGCTATGTGCTCGTGGTGCGCCCGAGCGGACCGGGTTTCACGCTGGTGAACCTGGCGATCCTGCTCCTGACGTCCGCGGCGTTATCGGTCGCGACCAAATGGCTCGCACCGCAGCCGGATTTAAGTTCGCCGGCGAGCTCGACCGATGACAGCAGTCCGAATAACCAGCTCGCCGGCCAGACCAACCAGCTGCGCGCCGGCGCGCGGGTGCCGGACATCCTGGGCACCGTGCGCGCGTACCCGGACCTGTTCACGGCGCCGATTGAGCTGTGGACCGAGCGCATTCAGCAGATCCGCCAATTCTTCGTCCTCGGCGTCGGGGATTACGTGGTGAGTTCGCTCAAGGTCGGTGAGACGCCGGTCGCGAACATTACCGGCGCGCAGCCGTTCGTCTTTGGGACGACCTCGATCACGCCCTCGATCATGGCGGTGAAGACTAGCGCGGAAATTTCGTCGCTGTCGTTGCTGGTGTCATCGGATGACGTGCAGGCGCCGGCCGGCGCGACGTTCACCGCGAGCTCGCACCAGCTGAGCACGCCCTCCTACGTGCCGCTCGCTGCCGGCACGCCGATCCGGGTCGATCAGACGACGAGCAATAACGCGATTTTCGATGTGACCGCCGCGGCCGCCGGCAGCCAGCCGGATCCGCCGTTCCTGTACACGCTCGTCGGGCCGGTCGTGAACGAAAGCTCGACGACGCCGCTGATTCGAAACCTCGACACGGTGGCGAGCGGGCACACCGCTAATGGCAACGTGACGATTCCGGTCTACCCGATCGGCGGGGATTCGACGACGACGGGCATTGGGCTTTTGTTCTCGATCGCCGTCGGCAACGTCATGCGCTACTCCTATCCGAGCGGCGGGGTCGCGTTCGCCGGCATCGCCATCTGCACCGCGGTCTATCAATCGCCGCAAAAGTTCGACATCTCCAAAGGCGGCTATTACTACACTTACGACTGCACCTTCAAAACGCTGCTCGGCGCCGCGATCACCTTTCCCGCGATGGACCAACCGCCGCCGCCGGTGATCGGCGTGCAAACGACCTACACCTATCTCGATTACACCATTTACGCCGACCCCGGTCCGCCGCCGGCGATGGTGCTCGCTGAGCCGCGCGCGACGCAGCTGAACCTCTACACCGACTGGTATGTGGCACCGATGCAAAATCCCGACGAGGTGTGGGTCGACATTTCCTTTCCCTCCGGCATGGCCTGGTACAAGCAAGGCAACCGCACCGCGTACACCGTCGCGGGGATCATCGAGGTGCGCCGTCTGGGCGCCGCGGCCGCGCAAGCGACGGTTAATTGGAGCTGGACCGAATCGACGCAGGGCTACATGCGCTGGACGGTGCGCATCACGATCTCGCAGCTCGCGCTGCCCGCCGGTTCCCCGTACATCCAGGTGCGCGTGCAGCGCACGACGCCCTTCACGCCGGACGATGCGAACAATCAATACATCGCGGATACCCGATGGGAGCGGCTCGCGGCGATGCATGCGGTGCCGGCGCAGGTGTACCCGAAGGTCACGATCTTAGAATTGCTCTTGAACAACACGCGCAGCGCCGTCGCCGCCGGCGGCAGCGCGAGCACCTTCAATTGCATCGCGACGCGCGTGCTGCCGACGTGGAACGGTTCGGCCTGGACGACGCCGGCCGCCTCGAAC